TCCGAGTATATCAATGAGATCATGGGAGCTCTTGCTAAGGCTCAGGGGTCCTATAAACCTCTTATTGCAAACCAGGAAGCCTCAGGAAGAAAGTTCGCCAATCTACAATCCATTCTATTAGCGGTTAGAGAATCGTTGAGCACAAACGGTCTTGGTTTCTATCAGTTTATAGAACTGCTTGATGAAGGTTCAGGTGCTTCGTTACTCAAAACAACAATAGGACATGAGTCGGGTCAGTATATATCTTCCTGTGCTCGTGTCGTTGCGGGTAAGACCGACAGACAAACAGGTAACACTTATGAAGTACATAAAAGATTACATGCGTTGATGTTATTGGGCATAGCTCCCTGTGACAATGATCCTATTGCGTTTGATGACAATGGTGAGATGATGGCTGAAGAGCGTCTTAAAGATCAATTGAGAAAGCCAGATTCACCACAAAAAATAGAAATAGATCATAACGATGTGATCAATAAGCATCAGTATGAAGAGTTGCTTTTAGAGTTGACCGGGTACTCAAAGATTGCTGAAGATATAATGGAAGCATATGATATTCGTACATTGGCAGATCTACCTGCGTCAGAGTATCATAAAGCGCGTTCTAAGATATTGAAGATTAAAAGGACTCAAGAAGAATACTTAAGGACACGATAATGGAACCGAGCAGATGGATTAATCGTAGGGGAGAACCCTCAAAGCATGATCAGCTACCCTATGGAACAATCTGTAAGTCAGGCGACATATCTAAGAATAATTTCAATGTTTATGTTCAAACAAGCAGAGATGAATGTTTCCCTTGTTGGGAAAAGATATTTGTTTCTTTTCCTGAATCAGATTATTCAATAGAGAAAGAAGTAGATAAGTTATTGAACATAAAACAAGTACGATAAACACTGCACTTACAAAGTAAACTGCTCATTTGTAAGTGTCTCCCATGGTTCAGGTTAGTGGCCATGGGAGGTTTTCTTTGAAGGGAGTATGTTTAATAGCACTAAAGTGCATTATAAATAGCTTTTAGTCAACTTTTGGTGCCATACTTCCTGCTTGAGCATCTCGTGCAGCCCTATCTTGATAGTTAGGCTGAGAGAATACTAACTGTGCATATGCATCAGGATCTGTTGGAATCATTTGAACACCATTAGCTGCTAATTTAGGATCCCATTCCTTTTTAAAGTTCTCAAAACAAACATCATATTTATGATTTAATACCCAATGAAGGCGACGCTTCATATCAGCATCAAATATTTTCTCAGGTATTTCGTGTTTGATAACTTTTTTTTGTACTTCTGAAAGTGTGTAAAGCTCTTTATCATCAACTGATATTTTCATAATTATCCTAGTTCTATTTATCCTATCAAAGTACCGCTAAAATAAGATACTGCCAAAGCTGTCGGTTGTCCGAGTATACCAACATTTTTACTTGAACCTTGTACCAATGTATTTAATAAAGCAGTTTCACCAGCCGTCATATAACACGTTGCTGTTCCACCTACCCCAAGAGTTATTGCACCAGCAGTGGCAGCATAATAAATAGCACCATAATTGGCCAGATACAGATAAATTAATCCACTGGTAGTGGTAACCTGAATGCTTCCACGAGTATTGGATGAATTGACTCCAATATATGAAAGAAAACCTGTAAATTCATATACACCGTTAATAGGAGCCGTAAAAGTAGAGGTTCCTAAATTAAAATTTGAACCATTATTATATATAATAGTATCAAAAATAACATTGTACGAAAGATTGTTGCCCGTTACATTATTAAGGGTAGTGGCTAATTGAGCTAAAAATAAAGGTTGGCTGCCACCATTAATTGCCGATACTGTTAATGTATTGGTACCTGGGTTACCAACTATATTTACTGTGCTACCATCGCCCACAACATTTATATTGCCACCTGAACTTGAAACAGCACCACCACTATTAGCAGTCAAAGTATTAACACTTCCGCCACCGCCAGTTGCTGATATAGTTAAAGTATTGACTGTACCAACAACACTAATTCCGGATCCTGCAAGAATATTAATATTACCCGCCGAAGGAGATTGAGATCCTCCACTTGAACCTGTTAATGTAGATACAAAACTAGTTCCACCAGTTCCTACAGTTCCCAACTGTCCCGCAGATCCAATAAATACAGGTATTCCATCAGATGTTGCTGGTGTTATGCCACGAATGCCTGAGATAAATGATTTATTAATTTCACCAGCTGATGTTCCAGTTCCTGCTCCGATACGCAAAACATTTGATTCTGCAGTGGTTCCCGGTGCACCAATTGCTATATTACTACTTTCACTTGATGTGTAGTTAGCACCAGCAGTGTGACCAACCAGAACATTATTAGAACCTGTCGTAAATGAATAACCAGTATCAGCGCCAAGAATTGTATTATATGAGCCTGAGGTCAGATCAATACCGCTTCCTTGGCCTATAATTGTATTAGACAATCCAGTAGTCAAGCCAACGAGAGATCCTTCTCCTAATGCCGTATTATTCGTTCCGGTGATGCCAGAATTACCTGAACCCTTACCGATAATCGTATTCTCATTAGCATCAGTGACACTCATTTCAATAGTATTTCCTGATCCTGTGAACGTTACTGATGATCCTGCTTGTTGTGAAGATGTTCCCGCAATTATATTGATTACACCCATAGAAGGTGTTGCACTTCCCGAATCTCCATCAAGTTGAGATACAGTCATACCACCACTAATTACTGAAGCGGTTAACGTATGAGTTCCTGGATTTCCCACTATATCGATTGTAGTACCATCACCTACTATATTGATATTACCGGTAGCAGGTCCAACAGCACCACCACTATTACCTGTTAAAGTAACAATGTCACCACTTGGTGAAGTACCGGTAAACGTTAATGTATTAGTTCCAGGATTTCCTACAAATGAAAAACCTGAAACACCTGATTTAATGTTAATATTATTGCCACCATCTGGACCAACTTCACCACCACTATCACCAGTCAATAAATCTACAACACCAGGAGTAACGCTTGTGGAAACTTCACTCCAATGAGCTACTGAACCTGGGCCTGACGATCCTCTTTGTAATGAAACTAATACCCATACAGTACTATTTTCTTGATTAAGCCATAAGTCTCCTAATGATACATTTTGGTAATCGTATTCTGTTGGGTTTCTAGTGTTAAAACTCCAGTTGGGTGGCTGATTTGCATTGGTACCAAGATATGCGGTTCCTTGTTTTCCGCCTAATTTATTACTCATAATTTTCCTTATACCGTTAACATACTAATGTACCACTCCAAAAACAATAAAAAGCCGTACTTGAACCACTTCCTAAAAGCGAAATAGCCTTTGTTGATCCACTTACAAGAACTTCAATATTAGCAATATCAGCTGCCGTCATTTTACAATAACTATCACCCGATATAGTAACACTATTAGTAACCTGATAAAGTTTTCCTGGATTTATTTCTGTTACAAGTATGCTTGTGGCACTAGTAGTTAAATTTATTTCTGCGGTTGTAAATGAAGTTGTTAATCCAGTTAAAAATAATGTACAGGTAAAATGATATATTCCCGTAACAGGAGCAGTAAATTTTGTGGTTGCTAAAGTAACATTTGTTCCCTGATCATATGATTTGGTATCAAAAACTACCGTGTAATTAGTGCCATCTCCCGTAACATTGGAAAGACTTGAACTTAACCAAACTAAGAATGCCGGTTGCAATGGCATCGTTACTTCACCGGCAGCAAGACACTGAATAGTTGTTCCTGTTGCACTTGCAAGAGTAAAATTACCAGTCCCACATTGAAGAGCTAATTGAGACGCTCCATTGGTACTTCCGACAGTCACCGTTTTTGCCCCGGCACCCGTACCTACGTTTACGGTACTTGTTGTAGAATCCGTAGCTAATGATACAGTGCCCCCATTAGCAGTAATACCTGCAAATGTCATAGTGATAGTGTTAGCCGATCCACCAAATGATGCTCCAGTAGTTCCGCCAGTTAATGTAATCGCTGGCCCAGATTGAGCACCACCAGTATTACCCGTAATTGATGTTATTCCACCACTACCACTTGCAGCAATAGTAATTGTATTGGCGCCTGGAGTAACTGTTATACCAGTTCCTGCTGTAATAACAGCGGTCCCCAATTTATTACTTGCCTCCGTGACAACAGTAGCAACAGAGCCAACGTTGACCCCATCAACACCAGTTGCAGTAATACCACCACTTCCTGAGTTGAGCGTTAAACTTGAAGTCGTATTAGTACTACCAACTACGACTGTTTTTGCAGCAGCCCCTGTGCCAATGTCAACAGTAGTAGCTGCAGTATCATTTGATATCGCTATAGTACCAGTCCCGGAAGTTATTGTTATAGGGTTATTTGTATTGGTTAAATTAATACCACCACTACCTGAATTGATAGTTGTGGTTGATGTTGAGTTGGTGCTACCAAATGTAGACGTTTTAGCTCCAGCGCCAGTACCAATATTTACGGTGCTTGTTGTTGCATCAGTAGCTAATGAAACAGTACCACCGTTAGCAGTAATTCCAGCAAAAGTCATTGTAATGGTATTAGCAGATCCACCAAATGAGGCACCAGTAGTACCACCTGTTAAGGTGATTGCAGGTCCTGTTTGTGCTCCTCCGGTATTACCGGTTATGGAAGTTATGGCAGCACTAATATCAGTGGAAGCAATAGTAATAGTATTAGCACCAGGTGTAATAGTGATACCTGTTCCTGCAGTCAGTACTGCTGTTCCAAGTTGATTGCTGCTTTCGGTCACGACTGTTGCAACAGATCCTACATTGACTCCAGCAATACCACAAATATATGCGGAAGAGAGTTGTCCATTACCCGTACCTGTTGCGGCACCAATTCTTAATACATGTGATTCAGCAGTAGTACCGGATGTTCCTGCACCAATAAGTATATTGCTACCTTCACTGGATGAATAATTGCTTCCTGTATTGAGTCCCAGAAGCGTATTGTATGATCCGGTTGTCAACAATGATCCAGAAGATGCACCTATAATAACATTAGATGCTCCTGATGTAAGAGCAGCAGCAGATGATTTACCAAGAACGGTATTATTTGTACCACTTATTCCTGATTTACCAGAACTGCCACCAATAATGGTATTGCTGTTACTATCAGTCACATTTAGTTGAATAGTATTAGATGATCCAACAAATTCAACCGAAGATCCGGCGTTGAGGGCTGCAACGTCAGTTATAATATTCACTATGCCCAGTGCTGGTGTAGCAGATCCAGAATCACCATCAAAAGTTTCGGCTATAACACCACTGACCACTGATGCAGTAAGTGTATGACCACTACCGGTGATTGTGATTGTTGTACCATCACCTACAACGTTAATGTTTCCTGATGATGGAGCAATAGCGCCACCAGAGTTTCCGGTAAGTTCGGTAACAACACCAATAGCAGAAACTGCCTGAAATGTTGGTAATGCTGAAGCGCCATTTGATGTTAATACTTGACCAGAGGTTCCTACACTTGCAATAGATTGAATAGGACTTGTGCTCGTGGTACCACCACAAACAACAGCATATGCTGTATTCGATTGGACCCCAGTGCCACCTTCAACAACTGGCTGGGGAGATATTCTTTTATAAGCCATTGTATCTCCTAGTATATTTCATATGAACTGTTATTTCCGATAACGGAAATAGACTGATATGCAGTGTTCATTACAAATGTTGCAGCACCATCAATATCTACTAAACCACCTACCGTCGTAACGGTAATATTATGAACAGCAGCTGATCCAGTTCTATCTTTAATAACATATGTTTTACCAAGTGTTGCTGCATTAGGAAGTAAAATTGATATAGCGCCACCAGAAGAATCAACACTAAGATAGTCATCAGTAATGAGCACTGTGTAAGGAGATGTATTAACATTGGTGTAGGTAAATACTATTGAACCGGAACCTGATATAACAATGGAGTTTGCACCGGTAGTGACAGTTATTCCAGTGCCACCGGTAATTACCGCAGTTCCAAGTTGATTGCTTGCCTCAGTAACTACAGTTGCTACAGAGCCAACGTTAACGCCGGCAATCCCTGCAATATAGCACGAACTTTGCTGACCTGATCCACTGCCATTAGTACCAATCCTTATTGTGTTGTTTTCAGTTACTGTACCAGTATTACCAATAACAATGTTGCTTGATTCAGTACTAATGTACGAGCTTCCCGCTAGTTCACCGACGGCTATGTTATAGCTGCCGCTTGTAGTTCCAAGAGCACCTTTACCAACAATAGTATTGAACGAACCTGAAGTTATTGCATTCCCAGCAAGATATCCCAGGGAAACGTTCTGTTGGCCTGTTAATGAACTGTTTCCAGCACCTTTACCAACAATTGTGTTAAAGAGAGAATCAGTAACACTTAATGTAACAGTGTCTCCACTGCCGGTAAAAAATACCGATGACCCTGAGTTGATTGATGTATTACCTGTTACTATATTAAGTACACCAGCTGAGGGTATTGCGGTACCAGAATCAGTGGGAAATGAATTGGTAATTGAAGGTAAGTTTTGCCATGAAGGATTTGCTCCTGTCGAAGCAGTTAATACTTGTCCTGTTGTTCCATTAGTGATTGAAGTAAGTGTTCCTGAAGCGTTACCTACTTGTACATCATGATTAGTAGTTCCTGTAATTGCTACTGTTAATGTATGAGTTCCAGGGTTACCAGTTATTTCTATACTGGTCCCATCACCAACTACATTAATATTATCTGAACCGTCTGGACTTACTGGTCCACCCGTATTACCGGTTATAGTCTGAACTGCCACAAATGGTGGCAATACAGAATTTAAAAAGACACCTGCTTGGCTCACGGTCTCTCCTTTATACTTGTGAGGCGTATACCACAGTTACATAAACATTGCCTACTGTAGGTAATGTACCTGCTGCTCTAACATATACACGATCACCTTGAGGTTGTTCAAGAAATCCTGCAGCATTAGCTTTGTTAGAAGAATAATCGTACAAAAAGAACCCGTAAGCAGATACCACATCATGATCATCTATACCATTAAAAGATACAAGAATATTCTCATTACTGAGATTAGTAACTTTGAGTATTCTTACGGGATTAGCAAATGGCAATCCCACTCCTTCGTATCCTGAGGTTATAGTGCCAAAAGCAACACTGCGTAAGGGTTCATATCTGACCCGAGCTGAACTGACTAACATATTTTTTCCTATACATAATAACCAGACAAGTAGATACTACCCGTTCCAGCGGTGCCTTTAACATAAACTACCGTATACTTTGGAAACAATGCTACATGAGCATTGGGTTGAGAGTTTGTTTGTGAAGGTAATTCAAATACGCTATTTGCAACTAAGTATTCGTGATCATGCACGCCATCATAACTAATAGTTATTGGCATGTTACTCGCATTATTGATACGAATAAAAAACGGGGCTTGCGTAAACCCCGTTCCGTTTAGAGGTGCATACGTAGTTGTTATCGCTGATGAAGCGAGATTGCTCAGCAATAATGGTTTGACTGAATTTTTTGCCATTCTAATCTCCTTCTTCTACGACCACTGGATCAATTGCAGGTTTCAACGATTGAGAAGACTGCTGAGATAGTTCATGTAGTTTCTGTAAAATATCATAAGCAGCATCTATAGCGTTACCATATGTAGAGCCATTTGGCATTTGAAACGCAAAATTAGAATCAGATTTTTTAACTTCTATAGTGATGTACTGTTTTAGTTCCATAAGATCTCCTTTAAAAAGTTTGCATATATTTAAGCATAGCTTTCCAGTCTGTATAAGACCAGAAAGCTATGAAGAGTAGATAGTGAATGAAGCACTAAAATTAGGCAGCTGTTGTAATTGCAGTCCAGGTTGTACCGCCATTGGTATTGATATAAGCACGGGTAGAAGTGCTTGAACCAGTTGTATTAAGATACAATGATCCTTGAACAGCAGTTACTGTTCCACTTGGGCTTCCAGCACCCGTTAAAATTTGTATTCCGTTAGGTAATGTTAAACCAGAGTTAGCGTTAGTTGTATCGGTGATACTTATACCAGCATTAGCAACTACAGGAGTTCCTACAGGGGTATTAAGTGCCAAAGTACACCCAGCTGTCGTCGACCCAACAGCAGTAGCATGCGCGGTTGCATTCGTTCCCAAATTTAGGGCACCTGTTCCTACGTTAACAACAACAGATGTTGCACCAGTAGCATTACCCACAGTGATTGTTCGCGCTGCAGCACCTGTACCCACATTGATTGCATAAGCATTCGCTGCACTACCGATGCTAATGGTACCAGCGCTTGCATCAATAGTAGTATTTCCAACAGAACTTACTACCAACGTACCCTCTGAAACAGCTTCCATGTTACCCGTACCTGCAAGAAGACTGAGTGAAGCAGCACCAGTTAATGTACCAATAGTAACTACGTTAGCTACGGATCCCGTACCAATGTTAACTGTTTTAACACCTGTTCCGCCGGTAGCTATATTAACTGTTTGAGCCCCTGTGCCGGGTGCAATGGATACGGTACCTGTTTGTAAACCAGTACCACCAATACTTATTGTACCGGTTGTCATTGCAGTACCAATTGCAACAGACCCACCTGTTTGTGTATTACCAATCGTGATGACGTTGGCTCCAGTTCCACCAATTGCTATTGTCTTGACTACTGCAGCGCCTGTACCAATATTGATCGATGTAGCGGCAGCGTCGTTGCTAAGACTGATAGCACCCGTTCCTGTTTGAAGAGTGAATATACCATTGGTTGCTGAAACGGCATAACCAGCTGAACCTGCAGCAAATGTCATACCACCAGCACCGGCAGCTGCATCAAGGTTAATGGCATTACCAGATGCTAATCCACCACTTAATGTGATACCACCCGATGTTGAAACAAGATCAATAGATGATGTGCTTGTTCCTTGTTCAGCGGTTAAAACGATTGTTTCAGTAGTACCACCATTGGTCGTTAAACTAATGGAAGGATTAGTGTTTGATGTTGAAGTAAGTGATATTGCAGCGGCTGATGTTAAATCAAAGTCACCATTAACGACCACATTACCAGTAACATCTAAGTTGTTATCAATTGTGGTAGCACCACTAACATAGAGTGTTCCACCAAGGCTTGTAGTTGTACTTGCAAATAATGTCCCACCAACACTCAAATCACCAGTAAGAACACTTCCTAAGGCAGCGGAGCTCGCTGCATTCATATTAAGATCACCAACAGTAATATCAACATTACCAGCAGTTACCGTTATATTACCAGGGTTTACAGTAAGGGCTGTGAGGGTTTCTGATCCTGAAGTTTGACTCGTCCAAACATTAGCGCCATTGCCAACAGATGTTAGAATCCAAAATGATTGAGCAGTGGTGTTAATCCAAATAGCACCGATTTCTGCGGAGTCATATACAGTAGGATTTCTTTTTTGAATTATAGGCTCTTGTTGCAAGCCTGTCAATGGAGCGTTTAGACCATATAAAATTGGTCTTCTATTAACTCTTGTACTCATAATTTCTCCTTAAAATTTTAAACAATCTTTCCTACAGTGAATTACAATTTACATTAATAAACAATGAACTTGTTTTTTTTTCACTAACATGTTATCTTGTTAACATAAGGAGCAAATATGAATGATAAAAAAAAACGTACACAGATGGCTTTTGATGTTAATCCAGAAATACATCAAAAAATAAAAATATTGGCCGCTCAAAGAAATATATCAATTAACTTATGGATGGCCAGAGCGATAAATGACAGAATCGCAAAAGAGACTAAACATGATGAAGAATGAATCGTCACTTATAAGTTTAAAAAGCAGATTATTAGCACGCAGTTATATTAAAGATAACTGTATTGTTTGGAATGGGTGTATCAATGAACGTGGCTATGGAATAATAAATTTTAATAACAGAGCGGTTTTAGCTCATAGAGCTTCTTGGTTTATTCATAATGGCTCATTTCCTAAACAGTTAGTTCTTCATACTTGTGATGTAAGGAATTGTATCAATATAGATCATTTAAAAGAAGGAACTTGCCAAGATAATACTGATGATATGATGAGAAAAAATAGATATAAAATGCCAACTCATTACAACGGTTCTAAAAATGCGAATTCTATACTGAATGAAGAATTAGTTTTTCAGATAAAATCATCATTAATCAATGGTAAAAGTGTTGCAGAAGTGGCTAGGATTTTTCAACAACCTTTTTCAAGAATATATGATATAAAGCGCCAGAGAACCTGGAAACATATTATGTCAGATGCATTCTCGATAAATACATATAAGTTTATTCCTGCTAAAGGAGAAAGGTCTTCAAGTGCAAAGTTAACTAATACACAAGTTATTGATATTAAAAAATTACTAAAAACTGGTATGCCAAATACAGAGATCGCAGCAAAGTTTAATATAAGTAATAATCAGATAAGTTGTATAAAAAATGGAAAATATTGGTCTCATTTAAAGGAATGATATGGGTGCATTTGCAAAAATATTTGAGATAACAGTAAAAATGATAGCAACGCCTATCGCAATAATGCTTTGGATAATTGCTGCTACCACTCTTTTTAATATAGCGTTATTTTTTTCAATATTTATTAGCTATCTTTTGATAAATTCTTTAGCTACTTTATCAAGTTTGTTACCAATCATATCTTGAACCTGTTGCTCAATGTCTATCGGTGGTACACCACCATTCGCTTTAATGATTGATCGTGCAGCTTTTGCTTCGATTTCTGATAGTTCATTAAGTGAACGTATATTTTCTATAAGTTTCTTTTTACCAGAGTCCGTCTGCATCAGAGAAGGCACTGTATTCATAAAAAGTTCAACTTCTTTTTGTGTAATACGACTACCAAAATATTGTTTAGCATTTTTTACAAACTCACTGGAAAGTTTTTCAAATTCTTCAATATCAGCAGGGTTACCTGAGTACCACTTTACCCCACCCTTCAAAAGTTCTGCAAAAGGAGCAGTAAGTCCACTAATAAATGGTGCATGCTCAAGCTTTGATAATCCTGACCATAAAGCAGCATTAGGAAGATTACCTTTATCGATAAGAGTTTCCATTCTTTTAAGTCTCAGATCAGCTTCTTTAGCAGCTTTTTCTTTGTTTTTAAGTGCGTCTACATACTCTTTTGTTTCTTTTACATTAGCTTGTCTTTGAGCAAATTCTAACTTCTCTCTTGCTGCTCTATCCTTAGGTGACTCAAATATTCTCTGAGCTGCTTTTACACGTTCATTACCCACTTCTCGTTGTTCTGGATATTGTTGTTGTTCAAATGCTTGTTGTTGAGGTTCTTCTATACCAAACTGTGGTTGTTGTTGTGCGCCACCTAAGGCACCTATAGGTCCTGTATGAGCACGAGCCGCTTGTAATAATTCTTGATACGGATCACGTTGTTGCTGTTGTTGACGTTGACCACCAAATTGTTGATTTTGTTGAGCAAGAGCTGCTAAACCGTTTTGTTGTCGGCCTGGTTCTGGTTGTTGAAATGCTTCAGATAATCTATCAAGATTGTTTAATGCCATTCTTCTTTCTTTAGGAGGGAGATTACTTAAAAAGTTAGCTGATTGCTTTCCTAAAATAGGTTCCCATGTTTTAGCAAAATCAGAACGTTCTTTTTGTTGTTCATGGAGTTTGGTTAATTGTGCTAATTTTAATTCTGCCAATTCATTAATTCCAGAACCTAACGCTGCCCCAAGTTGACCACCAAAATTGTTACGGGATATACTTTGCATAATATTTCCTTATCCTTTATTTGCTGATAATTCTTTTATTAGATTATCTATCTGTCTAGCTTGATAAATTTTTGGAGCGGCTTGTATTCCACTAAGTAGTGTATTCTGGAATAATCCGTTGGATTGCGGTCTATGTATATTTTCAAATTGAGGCTGAAGTCCCAATTGAAGCATTTGCAATATTTGTCCTATATTTTGTTGACCATATTGTGCCTTTTGAGCGGCCAAATCTGCCTCTAGTCCTGCTCCTGCTTGTCCTAATTGAGAATAAAAAGCGCCAGAACTAAGAGCATTATTACCCAAAGAAGCAAATCGTTCTGCAAGACCAGGAATTGTCTGTTGATTAAATTGATTTCTTGCTTGTTGCTCTATTGGTTCAAATCCTGCATAAGGATTTTGAAGTCCATATATTCCCAATTGTTGAAGAAGTCTGAATATATTTTGTTGTTCTGGACCATAATTTTGTACTTGTTGAATTTCTTCAGGAGTTCCAAAAGTAAACTCCTTTCCTTTATCACTTAAACCGCCATAAAGAGAACCACCTAAAGCACCTAACGCTGCACCAAGACCTGTTCCAATTCCAGGAACAATGCTTCCTAATGCTGCACCTCCAGCTGCTCCCCCAACTCCTCCTGCTGCAACATTACCAAGCTTGTCTTTTATATTTTCCCATGCATTCCTAGCGCGAGGAAATTTTGGATTAGGATTGTTTCCAGTTCGTAGTGGTTGTGGCAATGTATTTTGAAGCGGTGCTAACGTATTACCTTGTTGCTGTAGTGCTGGCAATCCTGATAATTGTTGTTGTGTTATATCTTTCCAATTAAATGGCATACTATCTCCTATAATTTTTAATGAACCTAGTTATAATTTACAATATTCAAGCGTCACTTGCGAATCAGTGAAAGTAATACCTGAGTTATTATTTATAACAACCTGTGTTGATGTCACGCTCACTTGAATATTATTTCCTGCAGCATCGGCATATGGTAATGGATATCCAACTAAGGTACTCGTATTAGTTGCTGCACCATAAATAAACATCCAATGATAAGTATCAGTAACAGGAATATTATGATTAACTGCGGTTACACCAGCCCCTAATGCACCAGTGTTAACTGTCATTATAAAGCCAGGGCGCAATTGTGTGGAATCATTAGGATTAGCATTCGGATTAAAAAATAATTTACCACTTACAAATTGCTGATTAATATAATATCCCGTAGCTTTTGTATTCAGCACTAATGAAATATTATTAATATTTTGATAAAGGCGAACTAATAATTCTTTGAACTCAGGACTATTTATGTCTACCGAATATATTTGAGCAACATCCCACACATTAGTAGTTGTTACAAATGATCCAGTATTTATTTGTTGATCGGTATTGTATGCCATTATTTATTTTTCCCTCTTGCTAAACGATTACGTATATATCCAACCCATTATTGAAAACGGTAGCTTGTAGGTTGAGCGTAAATACACATCGCATGCAAGGCAAATCCAGATTGCATAATACCCACATTTTTCATCTGCACATCATTCATTGTTAACTGCAATTGAACAATCTCACCATCTGCTTGGAAGTATACAGGATGCCACAAACGAGTTGCATTCTGCTCAAAAGGTATATCAGGATATGAGAATGTGTCCAAGTTTCCTGTTCCTAGTAATACTCCATTGCCTTGTGCATCTTGTAGCAATTGGTTACTTGAAGTTGAAACAAAAAAGTTAACTTCTAGTTGTCCAGCAGGTGTATTATCAACCATAAAATCTACTTTAGATACATAAGTATTTCTGCCTTTATCAGCATAGAAATTATATTCTTTTGTAGTAACTGAGATTTGACTGACACGAGCTATTAAACCACCACCCATATAAGTACCAGAAAGAGGAGATGTTGATGGTACAACGATGGTAAATGTATTAATATCTATTGCTGTCACTACTCTAAATATTTGACCATTTAAACCATTTGATGAATCGGACCATACAGCATCAAAGATGAATATATATTCACCAGAATTAAAGTTATGAGAAATAACTGTTAATGTTGCTAAAGTACTGGTATACGTAACATTAGTAATTTGTATAACCAATGCATTAACAGGAATATCGGCGTCACAAATAAATGTATAGCCTTGTTGGTTACCTGCAATAACTTGTCTGAATAAAGCTTGAACGGAACCACTGTCCCAAGATGCGGTATCAGACCATGTCACCGTATTTGAATCCCATGTCACACCGGATATTGGTTGGAAATAACCAAAACAAGTAATCGTATCATTATTAAGTGCCCATGTTCCGGTAACATAATTAAATACTAGAACCCGGTTAGGATAGGGTATATTAGCATCAGCCTCAGTATCAGGAAAAGTCCAATAAACCATTTCAACATAATAATCTCTAATTCCATAAACTCTCTCCACTCCTGAACCATTATTATGAACTTCAAATACTTCGTCAGGGATCTTCTCATCAATACGTTCTACGTTACTTCCGTTACATGCATGTATACCAACGTTTCCTACACCAACACAAATTTTATCAAAAGGAACAATACTGAACGTCGATTCCGCACCAAGTTCTGTGTTAATTTGCTGCCATGTAAATGGATATGCCTGGTTACCTGTATACACCAATTCCCATGTTGAACGTTCAAAATATACAATCAAACGATCCTTGATAAATTCTACCGTAATAATTGCCTCAGTTGTTGACGCATCTATACTATTACCACTTCCAGGAATATCCTGGCGCCATGCGGTACTAGCTAAAGGATCACCCACTTGTGAGTATCGACATCTATTGGTGTAATTAGTTCCTGGTAATGAATTTGCTGGCCCTTCCCATGTATTAAAGGCAAGTAATCTATTCTTAAAAGGTACTATAATTTCTGCAGAATTAAGATAATTAGGAGTCGCATCTATTTGTGGATTAAAGTTATACCACTGCGTTCCATCATAATAACGCATAAAGTTTGGTTCATTTTGATTGAAGTTCGTCACAAAGAATATCTTTGCAGAGGCATCGGTACCCGTCCATGTATCTCCCCAAAAAAACTGAGCATTATTACCAGTCCATACTGATGCTCCTGATGTTGCTTCAGCGCCAATTCTATTCCAACCACTCATTTGATATGTGTACGCATATCGCGTATCAAATGCGATTACATATTCATCTGCAATACTTACTTGTTCATAGGTAAGTAATCCCATAACTGGAAAACCGGGATAAAAATATACAGCAGTACCATTAGGTAAAGAAACGCCAGTTATATTGAAATCTGATGTAGATAAATTATACGTTGCGGTCGCAACTACATTATCGCTACGAAGCATCTGTTGTGCGCCTGATGCTGTGTTATATACCGTAAATATGAAGGTTCCGACACTAAAGGATTGACCAATGGCAGTAGGCATTCCTGCATCGACTAGAATTGTTCTAACGTTGCCCGCAAATGAACCACCAGTTATGGTTCCTATATTAATCCCTAAACGAGTTCCAAATTGATTTTGTCCAAGCCATCGTGATCCAAAACGTTTTCTTACACGTCCCCTAAAAACATAAGCATTATTCAACTCGGAGAATGCTTCGTCTGGTATTAACCAAGGTTTAAGATTGGTCTGTAAACCACTCTTTTCATTATAAGGAGCGATAAAAAAACGATCTGCCATATTACATCCCTATTGCTAAGTAAGCTATCGTTAAGCCAGCGGGTGGATTGACTAAACCAAATTGAGCGAAAGTAACAACTGTTCCCACGATACTTTTTAGACCAATAATGTTGTTATAGTTAGCTGCAGGATTGGTAGTTGAATTAAAAACAGCAAATACTGTTGAATAGTTAGGCGAACCACCAACATCAACATTGAGATCAATCGCAAGTGTCGAAACACTCGCCATGCTAATCCCCGAATGCCACTTAAGTAATATTCCCGATGGTAATCGTGTCCATCCTGGATTAGCCCATCCTGCTGAAGTGAACTCAACAAGCGAAGGTCCTGTTGCTCCTATTTGTCGTCCAAATACCAGTTCAGGTTGTGATGTGAATGCAGATAGTTGTGCATACATTTGAACAATACCTGCTTGTGGGGCAGGTACTGGGCTTTGAGTAAGGAAGGAAATTCTATTGTGTGCACCCTGATTAGTGGTGTTATAATCTTCATGATCAACTTGAAAAGCGGTATCAATAACAGAAAAGTTCTGATTTATTGGTGCTTGTGTTTGTCCTAATGTTTGCCCGGACAACGGCACGTTATTAAGGGCCATTTTTTCTCCTAATTGTATTTTTTATTACTTTAACCAAATATTGGTCAGTGCAATTAAATATTTTTCTAAGTCTACTATAGGTGAAGCCTTCATCTTTTAATTTTCTCATTTCTTCAACCTGTTTGTCTGTAAATTTAGGAGCAAAACTATGAGCGCCTACTATCAACCGTTTTTTTTCTATGGCATCATTTATATTATCTCTATGCGTACCAACAAACAAATGATCAGGATTAACACAAAGGCTTATATCGCATTTATGACAAACAACTTTTCCATCTTCTATTGGTCCAACAAATAATTCATAAGAAGCTCTATGGGATGATATCCATTTTTTTTTCCATCTTAATTTTCCATATCTTCCACTTAAATTTTTTCTATTCCATACCCAACATCCATTTTCATCTTTAGTAATAGAAGATAAAATTTTACATTTTATAGAACAAGCAATATCTGCTGAAACAGATTGAAATTCATTTTTGCATGACACACAAATTTTCATATATATACTTTCTTATAAATAAGAATAAGTATAGAAGTAATCTATTGAATGTCATATCATTACATCTCCTTAATAAGGCCATCCGCCGCCTCCAAACCATCCACCACCAATGCCATAATTCTTACCTTGTGTATAGATAGTGACCGTTCTTTCATTAGCTTGTTGCGTTAGAGTTGTTCTCAAAACTAAACGTTCTTGTTGCTTGAACTCTGACATAATTAACTGAACGCTATCCATATCCATTCTGTCTTCAAATATCTTTTTTGCGGCTCCGAAAGCCACATATTGCCACCATTGTGCTATCTGAGGAAGATCAGTCCTATTCATCAATTCAGTGGGTCTCACATCAACTTCTAATTGAATTGCATATGTCTTATCAGGTACCGGCCGTAATGTAAATTCATTATCGTAATACAACATACCAATCGGTTTTCCCGGTTGATACAGAATACCCTCAAAGTAAATAGGTGCCATGTTCATAGTAATATTAGGAAATGATACAACATATTGCCCAGTCTGATAGTTAATGTAGTTATTGGGATTCTGTGTTGTATCATATGGTGGAACTAAAGGAACATTGGCTTGGGTAAGGTTACCAATCGTATTACTAATGGGAACATCTACCATGATCATAGATGTCCCATTAGTATCTAAGCAATTAAAGTTTACACTTCCTTGAAGTATAAACGGGTAAGGGACACCAGGAACTGAATTATACGGCTGGAAAGGTTGAACAGCCGTAGGTACATACCCCGAAAAAGGGCCTGATGAATTGTTACCAAATAAAAGTGTCTGTTCGATAGTATTAGTTTGAGGCCACATACCATAAAACACATCACGCCATTGTGTATAGAAGCATTGAATACCTGCCATAAACACGGGATTATGTACTGCAATGTACTTATTTTGAAAATTGTACAATGGATCTGTGGTAACAGTCGTATTAGTACTATAAACGTCCACCCCTGGTTGCGTATAAAAAGTAAGAGTCGTTCTTAAAGAGAACAGGCGCAAATGCTCAGGAAAATCATACAGTATAAATGTATTGATATAGTTATTTAATTGATCGTTGCTTAGTTGAGATTCAGAGGGGCTTCGCGTTAATCGCCGCACCTTTATCTGAATATTTTCTAAGGTAGAATAACTAGAATCGGGAATTATTGCCATTACTCATTCCTTTATTAAACGTACGTGAAGGGATTCAAAACGTTTTGTGTAGCCTCAGTTAATAATTCATTTATTTCACCAGTCGGAACAACTTGAGCCGGTGTCCCATATGCGCCAGGTTGATAGGCGGGAACAACAAAAGCATCAAAGTTAACCGTATTAATTGGCATCGTAAATTGGGTATCATTAACTACCGTTATTGGAGCTTCTAGTTCATTTGCCTGTACCATTCCAAAACCGTTTGGTATATAAAGACGAACAATCAACCCTGTTGAATATTGATGATTACCAGGATTAATACCGTTAAATGTTGTTGTTATCAAAGCATTTGTTGCCTGCGTAATAGATAGTATATTTCTCATTGCAGGCTGAAATGTTGGATACTGAACACCATAATAGTTTTGTGTATTTGGTATAGACATTAAGAACTCCTACGGCGAATATGTTACTTCTACTAAATCAGCCGGATACATATCTATATCATCATCCATATACTCTAGTGAATGAAATGCATAACGATGAACTTTCCTGGATAGCTGCAACGCATTCTTAGATTTCAATCTGCCATCAGGATTAATTGCACCACGAACTCCATCATCTGATTGTTGTGTGTATTCTTTGTAATAACAGTTATTGTTTAAGTGGCGCGCAACACCGCGTGGGAGTGCATATCTTTCACCATCAACCAGTTCATACACTTCGTTTGGTTGTCCGTGATAAAACTTATAACTAAATACAACAGCACCACGACCACCATTAGACGAAGGATTCTCAAGATTCTTAAATATACCAGTAACAATTTCTTCATCGCGCTCACGTCGTTTTTTGAGCTGTTTTGCTAACTCTTCACGCGTTATCTTATTAGTAGGAGCAGCAGAACTTTTAGCATTAAGGAGACCGGATTTAATTTCTGGTTTGTTCATAATCTTCCTTGTTGTAATGGGAAAGAACACCCAAAGATGCTCTTTCCCTTATATATCTACATATTATTTACGCTGAATGATTTACCAGCAACCCAGTAAATAACGTCAGCACTGCTTCCAGCTGGAGAATTTGCTCCCGCCATAAGCTGTAGACCGAAGTATCCTGTATTGTTAGTAGCATCGCCCAGAATATTCTGACCGTATTGAAGTGCAACAGCAGTCCATTCACCAACTGGTATAACCTGTGCTGGAGTGAATCCAGGATCGGTTGTAAGTGGGAATGCAAATGCTGAGAAACCTGAAGTATTAACATCAACAGTAATGGTATTTGTGTAACCATCAACATCCGCTTGATTAATAGCAACAATTGCAGCTTCTACGCCATTTAATTGAGTCATACCAAATGCAGTAGCACTTACCGTAGGTATAACAAACCTTACTGATTGTCCTACCGTAAACTGATGCGTTACAGACAATGTCACAATAGCTTGGTTAGCTTGTGAAATATTGGTGATGTAACGTAAAGGTGGGTAGAAGTAAGGGTTGTAAGGAATAACACGGAATGTACCAGCACCCGGGTTAGCACTCACAATTGGCTGCATGTATGCAAGAGTAAAGCTTACTCCTGCACTAATTGTTCCAACAGTGAAATCCAAACCACCCAATTGCTGTGCACCTACTGTGTTGAAAATACGTACAATAGAGCCAGGATTTAATGATGATGTATTAGCAGTGTTGACTACTGGAGGTGTTCCAGAAGTGATACCCGTAAGGGACAATGAAGGCCCAGGGATATTTACAGTGCTATTTACAAAATAGAATCCTGCATTTGCAGCAATTTGTGATACCGCGAGAGCATTAGTACTTGCAGTCTTTGTATACTGTGTACCGCGCCCTTGAGTCATCCCAAGTTGCCAATAAAACTCAACACCTTGTGCTGCACCAGCAGCATATTGCTGTGTTTGGTTATAAACCCACATCCAATCAACACCAGATGGAAGTTGAATAGTTGTCGGTTGACCGTTAGAGGTGAATCTACCTTGATTAGTTCCTGAAAAAACAACTGACATGGTATTCTCCTTAGTTACTTAGTGTACAACGGGTGTTGACTATCCAAAGATCATTGAGAATACGTGGAACCTCAGCAAAGGTATAACCAACTGTTGCGTTCTGGAATAAAGGATCCGAGAACATTGGTGGTCGATACAAGAATCGAGCAGAATAGTTATCCTGTTCTACGCACGCTAGCGCTTCCATACCTTGTATGAAAACGTTGTAAACGTTATTACCCAATGCAGATGCATTTGGAGAAACAGATCCTACTGAAGAAAGCATAAAGCGAACGTTATTGATTGAACCCCACTCACTTTGCAATATTTCATTGTTATTTGGATAGTTCCACTTAGCAATAAAACCATTAACATTGTTCAAGTCTGGAATCAATGCAGTATGGCCTAATGCCAAATATGCATCACGAACAGGACCTGTTCCAAATTTATCTTCCCCGCCGATAGTGTTAAATATCATCCACGCATCGTTTGATGCCAATGTAGACGTTACTTGGTCAATATCTGACAAAGATAGATTTGTAGGAAGATCACCATTAGTTCCCCCAGTACAATTATATATACTGGCTGTAGACGCTAACATATCACGTGTTAATTGATCTTCTGTCATACGGAGAGAAAGACCTAATAACTGCGCTGTTTCATTTAAAACTGGATCTTGGTTTTGCAAAGTAACCTGTTGGTTAATTGCAACATACAATCCATAAAATGACATAGTAGCATCAATATCGACACGATTTAGTGGAGTCGCTGGAGGGGTTTGCCCGCTTGGTCCCAATGGAACTGGCGCTGTCGGCAATCTTTCATAGCGCGCCATACGTAAAGTTCTACCACCCTTAGCCGGTAAGCGTTTTGGTAGTGCACCTAATTTGTGAATAAGGTTCGGTGTTCTGACCGATAAAAGCACGTCATCAAAAGTTTGTTGAACCGGAGCAGGGAGGGTTGTGGTAGTAGTTATCATACACACACTCCTAAAATACGGAGACACATAGTTTGTTTATTACTATGAGTTTGACGAGAACTCGTTTCGTCGCGGAGTGGCGAGCTCCATTTCGCCGAAATGATATGCAATTAGCGAGATTGCGTTTCGCTAGTTGATAGTATAGTAGGAGTTTGGGTAAAAAAACAATAGTTATAAGTTACCTAGTAGTTTCGAAAGATAAAGGTCAATTTACAGGGATGGGATCCAGTTTGAAATTCCTTTCCTGGATCCCATATAATAGATTAATGGAAATAGGGCGACCATTAATCTATTAACCGTTACGTGACCATTCAAGTGATTGTTTCAGCACTGCATCGCGCTGAGCATCAGTGAGTATACGTCTATCATATTCACCAACACGGGACAATGGTGTCTCTCCCGATTGTGGTGAAGCGTTAGAAGAAGAGCGTGGTTTAGATTTGTTATCTTCAACACGTTTATCAATAGCTGCATATTGATTATTAAGAATACCGCTATGTTTAATCAATTCATATGCAGAATGGCCGCGATCATATATATCCTGATTAGCAAGAATAGTTCTATAAAGTGATGGCTTTTCTTGAGCTAATTTTTCTAATGTATCTTTATTTACAACGCTTTCAAAGTCGTTGAATTGATTTTTAAGCTGCATAATAGCATATGTTTCATTAGACTTTTGTATATATTGTTCTAGTTGTTCTTTAGTCTTTTTATTGTCTTGCTTAAGATTTTTAATGTATTTCTTGAGATGCTTGCCTTCAATATAAGTATCATCACTTATGTCAAAGTCATCTTCTTCAACCAATTGCATCTTATTTTGCTGTTGTTGGGCAAGATTTGCTTGTAGCATACGCTCTAATTCGCGTTCTCTTTTTTCAGAAGCTTCTGCTCTTTCCCTCAAAGCACGAAGACTTTCCTGCTTGGACGCTTCCCAGTCAGAATTTTTCTGTACTTCTTGCTCTTGTTCAGGTGCTTGTTGCTCAACAACTTGGTTTAGTTCATCATTCATGCGTTCTCCTCCTTAGTAATCCTGATAACTGCATCTATTTTTTCGCCATTTTCTTTCTTAACCCATTCAAGTAACTCGCCACTTTCCATAAGAATAACAAACTTAGCCAAATCAGAAGTTTCCTTATCATTTAAATACTTTGTTTGATTGTTTATTATATGATAATACAAAATCGCATCAGGAATCGACCATAAAAAGTCTAAATCTCCCGTGAAAGATCTATATTTCCATACTGACTGTTTGTAGACAGGCGTTGGGCATGATTTTCGTGCTAAACACGTGATCTTTGGATGCCTTAAAACACGATCATTAGTCGTGATAAGAACGATATAAAAATCTTTTCCCTTATACGCGTCCTTATCTTTGGCTTGATTTGCTGTATCGCGAATAGTGTTGATAATAGATGGTTCAATCGCACGACGATACTCAATAATATCAGCATCGAGCGTATTCTGTTGTGAATCATGCTCAAGAATTACTTGACCAGCTAATTTGTTTTCTTCCATTCACTTCCTTTTTAGCGATTGATCATATATATATAACACAGAATAGTAATAAATTCTCTACTTAAAAGGATTTATATGAAAAAAGTTCTATTACTCATGGTATTTGCTCTATCCACTTTCGCAATGGACCTATTAGAATGTCGCGTTGAACGTAATTCATTCATTGTAATGCAGCAATTAGAACCATTGGAACTTTATCATATGAATAATAGATTCTTTATACTTAAAAACGAAAAAATGTCTTACATTCGTGGATGTTGTACTGACCCTTTAATCCGAAATCTTACCCCCGAAGAACTACTAAGTTTCAAAAAAAGAGGTTATTTGATTGTTGATCGAACTAATTATGGTGAATTTTCAATCAGTGCTCGGTTATATTAAACGGTTGTTATTTGTTGTATATGTATAAATCGCAACAAAAATAATGTAAACGTTCCGATTCCATGAAAAAATCATTGTTGCATTCCACTCTCTAAACAACCAATCGTGTTGTTTAATGAACCATTTTGTTTACACATTGCATAATATATGCTATTATTTTATAAAGTTATTACACAACAGAAATTTTTAGGAGGACGCGTATTATGTTCTAACCACAACATGATTTAACCACACCGTTTTTAAAGTTCACGTAATATATTTTATTTAATAGGGATTTCATGAAGAAGATTTTAAGTTTATTGTTTCTCACATCGTCTATGTTTTCTATGCAATTGGACCTCGTCAATACTGATACAAGAGCTCAAAGGTTCCAAGAGAAACTATATAAGCAAGACTTTCTCAAGACACATGATCTACACAAGGTAGAAGCTTCAGTTATAGTTCCTGAACGTCTAGGATCAGCCAAACTTTATCATGGCGATAAAGGCTTCTACGTTCATCATGACAACAAAATGAAACGCATTCAAAAGTGTTTCACTGATAAAATGGTTCGTAATATAACACCAGAGCAATTACAAGCATTTGCACAAGTGGGATATTTTACTCTCAATAAAATGAGTGATGATGAATACTCATTACGAGCAAATGGTCGTGTTAATGGTGGTGGGCCTCTTTTTGGTGGGTTCATGTATTGGGCAACTAAATCTGTCTGTTATGGAGCGTTAGCAGCCGCTGGTAGTGCTGCTGTGATAGGAACTGGTGGGGCAATTGTAGGAGCAGTGGCCGGTACGGCTGCTCTTGGCGGTGCAGGGACGGCAGGAGCTCTTGCTCTAGCAGGTACTGCTACTTCGTCAACAGTTGTTGGAATTGCTGCAAGTACCACTATTGGTACATCAATAGTTACTACTGCTGGCGTTGGAATTGGTACCCTTGCTACCGCTGGTGCAGTAACAACAGGAGCTGGTGGTGTTGCAACAGTTCTTGGAGCAAGTGCTGGTGGTGCGGTTGTAACAAAAGCTGCAATGGTAGGAACAGGAGCGGTTCTTGCAAGTGGTGTTAAAGCTGGAGCTATTATAGGTGGGATAGAATGGTTATCTGTCACTGTTGGAACAGTATGTGGAATGGCGCCTACATTATAAAAGGTAATGATATATGCGATACAGAGATTATCTAAAAATATACATGGAATTTCTTGTATGGTTCTATTCTGGAATCATTGTTGCATGGAGTATCGCGTGTTATTTCAGATCGATGGATACCATTGAAATACCTATAGATGTTATTCCTAAAATTCTATCAACGAGTATTATTGTCTCCATTGGTCATTGGTATTTTGAATCGCGTAAATAAAACAATATCCCCCTTCGCTATGAGAGGGGGATATCTCTAGATCGATTGTGAAAGGAGTTGGCTTCCACAATCTCTATTTTTTTTTCTTAGCTTTACGAGCTTCACTTAAAGCAATGGCAACTGCTTGTTTCTGATTCTTAACTACTGGTCCCTTCTTAGAACCGCTGTGCAGTTCGCCTTCTTTCCACTCATGCATAACTTTTTTAATCTTTTTCTTTGCTTTGGGCATTTCTTTGTGCTTTTTACCATCACACTTCATGCATTTGTGACTACACTTTTTCATTATACACCTTTTATTTTACAATTACATGTTCGCGTTCTTGTTTTCTTTTTTTCAATTCAGGGTACTTCCTGTACACTTTGGCGCGTATCCCCTCTGGATTGGGAGCAAAATGAGCGCGTGCTAATGCATTTCGAGCTCGTGCCAATGAATTGATGGGAAACGAATATTTAGACGCACCACCAGATGCCCCGGCAAACTCTTTAGGTGAAACAGTTTTATACTTGCCAGCACTGGAAGATCCCTTTTTATGACGCATCGCTTCTTCTTTGCCGCGTCCTACTTTAACACCTTTGGCAACAGTTACGTCTTTTTTAGCCATAATTGTCCTTGAATTATTCTGATTTTTAACCAAGAATTCAATCCGTGATGTTTTGTTACGGACTGAAAACCAAGTGTAAAGCTTGTTTGTCGCTGGATAGTTTAAACGCAAAGTTCACTTTACACTTGATATATTATCTACTGACTGAGTGAAGAATCGCGGAACCATTCTTTTGCTTTTTCCGCAGACACTTGTCGTTGATTTTCTTGTTGTTTATCTTTAGGAGTTTTAAGTATCTTGTATGCGATCTCCATACATCTTTTATTAGGTCGTGGTGCTCCAGGCATGATAGCCTCCTACCATTTCTTAGGATCCATGATCTTACGGAAATCAGAGCTATCTTTATGCATCTGTTTTTGTACGCCTTCAAAAAGATCATCAACATAGCCCATATTTTCATTAGCAGATTTTGGCCAGTATTGATCTCTCACTTCACGTGGCATCAATGCAGGTGCAGACATGTCTTCATGAAATACAATTCCATGTTCCATGCGTGGTTTGCCCATGGTATCTTTCATGTACTCCCCCTTCATTGATTTATGATGTCTTTTTGCCATAGTGGCTCCTTTGTTAGAAACTGCGACATTACTCGCAAGGTATCCCTCTATCTAACCAATTCAGAACCATTCTGAAAGGGCTGAGGAGAATTTGTTTTTTCTTCTTTTACCGCCTCTTGCTGTTTGAGCATCTGTTGAATTGATATTATCTGTTGCAAGTGACCAATGTCTATATTTTCTATCTCTTTCATAGCTTTAACAAAGTTCAACAATGCCATGTTGTCATCAGCGACCGCTTTAGCGCGACGTTCTACACCAAGCGCTCTGTTCTCATCGATGCGGCTAAATCGTTCAGCACCAAGGCCCTGATCAGCCATAGTACGCGCTTGAGCCAATTGGGTACGAGCTTGAGCTTCTTGCAACTGAGATTGCATTTGCATCTGTTGTATTTGCTGCGCTTGTTCTTGCTGCTGTTGAATCTGCTGCATAACTTTGTCTTTATCTTGTATAGTCGCTGCATCAATAAGACTCGAATCAGGTATAGGAACACCAAGCTCTTTAAGTTGCATAAGTTGAGCAAACTGCAGTTGCTTTTGTGATTGGGTGTTAAAGCCTTCTTCAATCATGCAATGATATTTACCGAATGCTTTGTTATAGAATAATGGCGCAGGTTCTTCACCTTCAAGCAAACTTCTGATCTTGCCAGGCATATAGTTGTTCTGCACTATCTTCATTATCAATTCACCAAGCATGTTCTGTGAGAAATCGAGTCTATCAAATATTGGCTGTAAAGTGGTAAGCCCAGCTCCTTGACGTAAGGCGGATAGTATGCCCGCTTTATCATCAATCGCTGATCCCATAAGTTCTTCATTGATCCCTGATACCAAGTTCATCTCTTTAGAGAATGTATCCTGTAACTGGAAGAAGTATTGTGGAATATCAGGAGGAGAAATCTGTTGGATATCAGTCATTGCCGCTTCTTCCTTGAGTGGAATTATACGTCCTTGACCTGTTTGGTAGAGATGTTTAACGTCGATTACTGCATTTTCTTTGAATATCCATCCACTATTAACCACCGATTCCGCTGCATCAGCTGATAGAATCACGCGCCGATTGAATAAGATCTGTGGATCACGCAGTGAACGGCATATACCTTGAATTCTGCTATAGAAGTAAGGCATCATTGGGTTATAGTATCCCAACACTGGCACAAAAGGATAGGTATCAATGCTCAGTGGATTAGGACCGTCGTAAAATACTTTGTCCTGGATCATTATAGCAAGGCGCACTGTGGGAACGTTTTGTTCTATAACAGTAACTTGAGGATAATGCTCCAAGAATGTATCAATTTCTAAGTTATCTTGGTTTGTTATCTCAAACGTTTCACCAGTAACTTTATCAACCAGTAATTTTTGTTTGCGATAATCGCGATAATAATACTCATCGTAAGAAAGTCTGTTCTGTTGTGTCATACCAAAGCTTTCCGGCATGTATTGGAATCGGCCATCGCGGCCCGTTCCGGTTGGGTTACCAGGAAGCGCCATTATTTCGTCATAACGATCAGGCATTAATGCAGCTGCTGCAGTATGGGAAAGGTATGATCTCCTCCAAACAAAGGAACAATCAGACAGATCTGGCTTACGAAAATACGGATCTATAAAAAAGCTATTATATGAGCAGTTGTCTACTTTCAAATCACCTGAGATAGGATCTTTTGTGTAGTCCATGTAAACGTGAAGCAAATTCATACCAGTTATGCATGCCCCTTGATGGAACGCTTCTGATATGGTTTCGTAAATACCTTCACGTTTGTATATGTTGAGAAGTACTTTGGTGAATTGATCTGCTGTTTGTTGGTCACCATTTTCTAATGGTACGACAATAGTAGACTTTCTACTACGGCGTTGATGGCCAGAGACCATATTGCATAAAGGACGAACACGGTTAAAGTACCATGATCCTCTATTGTTATTGGGTAATGAAGTGTTGAGTTCGGCCATTAATGATGTGTCGCCCGCCTCAAGTCGTGTATCGATAGTAGCTTCGGTCCAATAGATCTGCCATATAGATTGATTAGCAGTATAATCAGAGTCTATTTTCTTCTTAATAGCACTGTAACCATCAGTCGTTATAGATTCAGGCGCCCGCATTAACATATTTATATCCTCTCACTTACACTCCTTCTATAGAGTATCAGAAAGAGTCTATAATTTTTTAATATCAATAACCAATACTTTAGTACTATTTTCAGTTGTCCACAAACTGTCGATTGCTGAATTACTCAAAAACACTCTTTAGTAAATTATCAAAGCGCGCATAATCAATATTTTCGGTATAAGAATAGAACCATATCTCATAATCATGCGTATCTTTTTCAAATAATACTACCAATGCATAGTCTTCATTAGTCGCTCTAAATATAGAATGGTTATGCTCTTCACACTCATCAAGATTGTATTGTGTAGCTTTATCAGTGAAGCCCTCGCATTCAATTATGAATTTTAATAAAGCTTCTTCTAACGATATATCGGTCGATATAGTTCTGGTGTTGTAAACTATATTTCGTGAAAGTTGATTAACACCAAATAAATTACTTATTATCAATAATACTATTAACGCTATCTTCTTCATTTTTTTCTACTCTTGGTTTTCGGATATTTTCTTCACGAATCATTATTTGTAGTTGATGAAATTTTAATGCTTGGAGTTTTTGCCGATCCTCTTCCCAGTTTTTTTTAGCTATGTAACGATTATATTTTTTTATTAACTTTAATCGCGCATCTCTTAAAACTATTTCCTCTTCTTCGTGAAAACGCTCAATTTCATATGGCGTTAAATGATCTTTTATATTAAGAAAAGGATCCTTGGGGAAAACAATACTTATTGGAAAACTCATATCTTTATCTACCTATGTTTATCATATCGGGGATCATATCTAAATATGCCTGGCAAGCTCCCCTCATTGCCATACAATGCTTGCGCTCTCTTTCTATCAAAATCTTCTGCAGACATACCCCGTTTTGTCTTATGCAATGCTACACAGAGGTAACGCAAAGCATCACAGTTTTTAACTATTGCTCCATTAGCCAATGCAAAGTGTCCTGCATTTGGCACTGTTATACAAAAAACATCTTCATGTTCTTTGAGTTTTTCTACGCTTACGACCTGCAGCGGCTTTGCAATTGGCATGGCAGAATCGTTGTGCTGATTTGCCATTTCTAATAAGTGCTTCGAAAGATTTTCCACAATAACTGCACTCTTTAGAATCTCTCTTCCACTTCTCCCACGATTTACATCTCGTAGCTTGTTCTTTATGCCAAATTCTTCCAACTTCTGATCCATGCCAAGAATTGGCTGCGGCTCTACAACTTGGTGAAATTCCCGGATTAAACGATTTAGCAATCTTTGTATGTTCTTCTTTTGGAAGACAGACAAGGTTGATGAGTTTATTGTTTGCAGGATCATTGTCGATATGGTGGATATGACATGATTCTGGAATTGGTCCATAGGCATCTGCCCAAACATCTCTATGTAGGTAGCTATTGGAGAAGTAATACCGTTCGTTTTGATAAAGTCGGTACACCCTTCCATTAAAGTACTGTATCCATTTGTCCAAGATGATTGGATCACGTGATACTTCCTTAGGTTTTTTGCATATATCCAACCGTTCTGAGTTAAGAACATATGATCCGGCGTACATCTCACTCTCGTATCGTCGTTGAATGTTACTGCCACAAGCTTCGCATTTTCTTTTATCATCTTCACTTGACTGCATGGTTGCCATCCTTTCATTGTCATAACAAAATCGTTTTCTGTTATATCAATTATAGGACGTATTCCGGTATGCGTCAGCACTAATGTATCAGCTGTAAAGCAATAATGATTCGCCCATGATTTAACGGGCTTCGGTAGATACATCTGCTTCGCTTCATCCCATTCTTTACGATAGTTCTCGAGTGCATTGACCAGCGAGCGACACTTCTCTGCATCAATCCAGAACTTATTGAAATGAGTCCATACGTTTTCTATACCATCGATGACACCGATCTGATCAACAAGGGTAAAGGTTATACCAAGTTGTCGCGCTTTCTCATAACGGGTTATAGCACCACCACCCCATTCACGAACCTTTATGTCATGAGGAGCGTAATGTTTTGCATAGGTATACGGTTTGTCTTGGATTATCTTTGCGTAGTGATCTAATCCAAGATTGTTGTTCGAATAGCAATCAATAATACGAATGATACTACCATCACCAACAACATTGAAAAATATAATTGTCGTAGCGTCATTAACCCCAATATCCCACACAGTGTAGGTAAGTAGTCCTGGTTCCCATGGTACATGTCCTATTTGTCCTCTTAGTTTAAGTGCATCTAAGTGAGCACCATAAAAGCTACCAGATATACCACGGTCAAAGCTACACTCATACTCCTGCAGATACAATCCTTCATCCATCTGGGCACGTTCTTGCATCAATACATCATCGGGAATGTGCCCTATCTCTGATGCTTTGTGAACGAATATGGTCCATTCAGGTAACTCTTGCGCAACTTTCCACAACTGCCAGAAATGATTCTTACCCCGTGGTGTTCCTACTATAGCGCACCACCCTCCATTTGCTGCCAAAATTGGCCGGAGAAAGGAGAAAATATCTGGTGGCATTAAACTATACTCCGAAAGAATAACGGCGAAGGGATTGGTTCCTACAAGCGAGGAATCATACGTATCACCACCAATTATCTGCAGTATCGATCCATTCTTGAATCGTATCTTCATGTCAGATTGGTTTATGGATTCAACAAGCATAGGAGGAAGATAATCGAGGAACTTAGTACCATCTATAGCAATAGCATCGAAAATTGCCTTGCGTCCTTGACCGTACGTCGGTAATACGTAGAACACAAGGCATACTTTTTTAATGCATTGTCTAATGGCAAGATTCCAAAAAAGGATATCTTTACCTGCTCGGCGGCTTGCGATGTAAAGTATACGCTTAGACTTTTTCTCTTCAATGGTGTCCCAAATTTCTGACTGGTACCACCTTAATGAAAACTTGTCAAGATAAACCTGAACTTCAACGCTCATTATTTCTATCTTTCATTTTTAACCTATCAAACCAACCTGAATGTATTTCACTATGAGCTCTATCTTTACAATCACGACACTGTTTAGATTCACCCTTTCTTAAAAAATACCCAATAATTGATCCTTCATTTCCACAATCACAAATACAATGCCAAAAAACTTGCTTAGGTGTGATACGTGTATTATCTCTTCCTATAACGGTCCATTTGCCAAACTTCATTCCAGTGATATCTATTATTCTAGTAACTTGTCGTTTAATATTTTCAGATTTCGATAACCATCGACAATTATCTTTACTATAACCTTTAGTGCTATCAATTCTATCTATTTGATAATCTGTCGGGCGTGGTCCCATATCGTCTAAAAACCTTTCAAAAGATTTCCACTCATCTGACACAGTAATTCCTTTAGCGCCATAATGCTTATATGTAGCATGTTTTTTATTGTAACACCGTGTAAATAGTCCACTCCATATATTATATATGGGATTCTTTGACTTACTATTATTTCTATTAGCGTAACATTTTATACATTGTGTTGATGTTTTACTTCTTAAAGTAAACCCTAAAATAATAGACTCATTTCCACAATCACATTTACATAAATATCGGTTATTTTTCTCAAAACCTTTCATCTTGCTAATTACCGTCCATCTACCAAATCGTTGATTAATCATAGTATCCTTAGTTTTTTAATCCAAGATTACTACTTTATAAATCTTAGATCAAACCACCTCAGGGAAAACTTGTCCAAAGCTACTTGTACTTCTACACTCATTTTTCTTTCTCTATTCGTTCAACATGCCGTCTTTCTTCAAGTTGTGCTCTGATTGTTAACTTATCTTCTTCTGTGTAATCACTAGAAAAGAATGTAACTAATTTCCAATCAGGACAATGGAAACACATCTTTTCACCTTCACCAGTCCAATCACGACATTCATTACACTTTATAACTTGTTCTTCTACGATCATTCTACTTATTTACTTTCATTATATTAAGGTCAACCCGATCGCAAGAATCATAAATAGCGATAATAGCGCAAACTGGATTATTATCATCCTTTACATACTCATATCCATCTATTTGAGCAATTCTTCTGATAAATTTTGCTTACAAACTTTATTTTATTCATATTGTACTTCTACACTCATTGATTACCTTTTAATATGGCCATCGGGCCTTGTCTTTTCGTCGTCTGATTTTTCAATAGGTTGGGATTTTAAATACTCGCTTATTCATTTTTAATCCAATATCCCATCTTTATAGACTTCATTAGGAGCATCAACAAAAAGTGTTGCCCTTGAAGAAAACTCTTCTCGTTCCCCTTGTCGAATATATCTGATCTGTATTGAATCATGTCTGGCCCACCCAGAATCAAATAAAAAATTATCAAACTCATCAATTTTTTTTAGGATATCAATTATAGCTATTGGATCACTCATTATTAACTTCCGTCACACCAATCACACAGCGCTTACATTGTTGACCCGTTGTAGACTCAATACAATCACCACATTTCATTTCATTCATGTTACAAAGAGTAAGAAGTTCAATGTGAAAGAAGTCTTTGTACTTTTCGTTAACTGATTGCAGCATAAATCGAAGTTCGTTAACTAATTGTTGCTCTAATAGATCATCCATTACTTCTTAACTTTCGGTTTAGGTTTTGACGCGGTGATTCTTTTTTTCAGTGAACTGTTTTCTTCTTTAAGATCTTTAACCACTTTCTCATGGTCTATCGCTTGATAATGATTAATTGCTTTAAGCTCTTGAACTTGATTGAGTAAAGCTGTTATCTGCGCTTCAAGAGACTTAATATTCTTCTCAGCGTTCTCTTTGCTTTGTATGATTTGATGTAGTTCGTTCTTGCAACCGGTGTGGCCAAAGAACATAAAGCTACATAGGGTTTTCATCATTCTTTAATCCCTCTAAACCTTCAATGATAGTAATCGTTTGGCCAGGAGTTTTAATTTCAATCATTGCAGTTGCTATATTATTGTAATCATCTTCACTCCATGGATCTTAACCGAGACAGCGATCCCATAATTTTGGTGCGCGTCTTCTTGGGTAATCCTCTATATCTAAATCTAGTTCATTCATTCTTAATATCTTTTTTTTTATAGTCTATTAATTGCTCATCTTCACGTGTTTGTATTATTTCATCTAAGCGACATGTTAAAGCTTCTGCCTCTGTAGCCTTTCGTTGATAATGATCGAGCTCAGCTTCAACGA